ACTGCGTAAAGTCCTAATGCAGTCATCGCACCTTTAACAACTTCGTATCTAGTTCTGCTGTTAGTCAGTTGATCGAACAATGAAGCCTTCTCCATCTGTTGCTCAACACCGTAAGATTTACCTACTCCTGGAGGACCTGAAACAATCATTGCTCTAATGTCCCCTGCGATAGTAGCCTTAGCCATATCGTCAAGTATGTTGAATCTAGTTTTGATTCTGTCCATTGCTTCTTCATCAGTCTCAGTGACTGTTGGAGCAAGTTCTAAGTTAGCATCTGCCATGATAGGTTTCTCAGTTCCCCATGTGATGTCGTTAATGTTATTAACTTTGATTTTAACATTAGCAATTTGAACTTGGGGAAACTTACCGTCATTTTTGACAGTAACAAACCCACCTCGTTTGCCTGTTGCGTAACCTTTAACCAACTCAAATTGTTGATTAACGATTGGTTGATTTCTGTACTCTCCGTACTTTACTGTGATAGTCTGTGTCATATTTAACTCCGTTGTGTCAGTTTGTCGTTATAATGTAATTATACTACCTTTGGGTAGCAATGTCAAGCCTTTGGGTAACTTTTTTTTGATTTATTTTGTTACTTTTTTTGCTTTTCATACTATCTATTATACGGGTTTTGGGCATAAATGTCAAGCCCTAATCTCCATTATTTACAATTATTTTGACTAATCTACTTGGATATCTTCCATTCCAGCAGTTCTGAGTCGTACAATATGACCCATTTGCCACTGTTTAGCATCTAATCCTTTCATAATGCCCAGATACTTGTTTCTAAGCAGGGCTACTTCATTGATCAGATACTCAAAGTCTATGACTTCATCCTCACCATCCACATATTTTTCAGCATCACGTGAGGTCAATGCTCGTTGATACTTCTCTAAGTATTTTTGAAAGTGGGTTCTACGTATTTTACGCAGTTTAATATTAAGAAGGTTGAGCACCGCTTCAATCTCTTGGAGTTGATTGAAACGATGTTCTGTTATGCCTGGCAGTGCTGATATATGTTTTTCAACATAACCAGATACCATACAATCCTTTTTACTAGATATGAGTTCAGTTTCGTAATGTGCAATGAAGTCAGGTATTACTGACAGATCATGGCTAATACGTGTATACCAATTCAAGTAATACTCCTAATCCCAATCATCATCATTAGAATCATCATAGTCGTCCTCATCCTCTTCCCAGACTTCATCTTCGTCATCTGAAAAGTAAGATAAGGCTTCTTTGATTTTCTTATCGTCCTTAAAGGCTTTCTTAATTTCTTGTGCAGACATTCCTTCGTCAATCAAGTGATTAACTAATACATCTGCCGCTTCATGGATATCACCATCTTCGATTGAAGGTTTGATAACTACCCATACTCTAGCCAAATCATTCAAATTCATATGCTATTCCTCTACTGTCTCTAATGCATCGTCCTCAGTATTTACTTTATCCATTGCATCTTTAACTTCAGAGTATTCTATCATAAGATTATCTAAACAACCATCTTCGTTTGCTTCCCAAGGCTTTCTAAACTTGAGAACTTCTTCGCCAGATTGTGAGATATATTTTAAACGATTACCTTGCTTAGTTAACAAGCCTGATTTCTCAAACAAGTCAACAAGACCTGAATAAGGATTCATACCTGTTTCATAAGGAATCTTCACTTGCACACCCTCGAAAGGTTTTGCATAACGAGTCTTCATTACTTTACAGCCTGCACGAATACCTTTTACTTCAGAGATTTTATTCCCTGCCGCATCTTCTTTCAGTTTCATCTTCTTCATTGCTACAACAATACTTGATGCATAGATAAAGCCTTGACCGCCTGATATTTTATCATCTGGGTCAAACATATCTTGTGATGCATATGTATGATTAGTTGCAACAAGTCCAACGTTATAACTTCCGAACATGTTAACAGAGTTTCTGACTAATGATGTCAGTGCCTTGGGCTTACGACCCATGTCACCTTTCATATCACCTTTGTCGAATTGATCAACATCAGTTGGTGTCAACATCATACCCAATGAGTCAATTACAAATAACACTTTAGGACGTTCTTCGTCTGCCATGTCTTTATAATCTTTCATAAAGGTTGATATAGTTTTTGCTACATCGTCAATCATACTCATGCTTAACTTAAGAAGTTTTTCTTCTGAAGTGTCAACTTGTAATGCTTGTAGCCATGCTTCATCAAGTGCGTTCTCTGTGTCAATTAAGACTACAAAGATACCTTGATCTTGTGCCGCTTTTACAATGTTGCCTGCGGCAAAGTATGATTTACCTGCGCCTGATTCTCCTGCAAAGACTGTTACTTTACCTAGAGGAACACCTTTATTAAAGTCTCCTGAGATAAGATAGTTCAATGCATAAGAACCTGTTGAGATCCAATCAGTTGGATCGTTGAAACCTATAGACAAGCCGTCGATAGATTTGGTTATGTCTTTCCTAAATTTGGAAACGTCAAATGGTTTTGCCACGTTTACTCCTATTGATTAGATTGTTTGTTATTAATTCTACTAGAGTTAGAAGGCTTTTGCAAGATTTCTGGGCAGGCTTCAGCCATGTCATCAAAATCATAATCAGCAGGGAAATGCCTTAGTGCGCCTCTTGCCCTATCTCTGATAAGACTCGGTACACGTGGAGTTTTGCCTGGATCGCAAAGTTCTTCTAATAATTTCTTCCCTTGTTTAAGGGCTCTAAATCTTTCGTCTGGTAGTGTCATTGTTTTTCTCCTACAAATACGGGGGAGTTTCCTCCCCCAGACTTGCAATTCTTACGAATTGTTTTGTCTTGCACGAATCATTGCTAGAATGTCTTGTGCTTTATCACTAGATGGTTCAGATGTTTCTGCTGGAGCCGCTACTGGAGTTTCTACAGCGGGTGCTGTTTCAACTGCGGGTGTAGCAACTGGGGCAGGTGTCTCAACTGCGGGCGCCGAAGCACTTGAAGTTGATTCATCTACTTTTGTATCAGCAGTCGCGGGTGCATCTACGCCGAATGGACGATAGTAAGCACCGAACTTGTCAGCATCATATGGACGACCATCTACTGATGCCTCGAACATTTCTTTAATGACACGTAACTCTGACTCACTTGGCTTCTTAGGTAAGAAGTCTGCTAAGTTGAATAGACCATTTGCTTCAATAGCCGCTTGTTCTACATCAGTTAGAGCAGATTCTTTTCTGGACCATGAAGATGTTGAATAATCAGCATACTGACCTTTCGTAGTTTTTCTGATATTAAAATCAAGACCACGCATTAAGTCAGTTGGCAATTCTTCGATCTCTGGATCCATCAATGAACTTTTGATAGTTTGAAAGATTTGAGGCGAAATAACAAATCTACGAATAGGATTCGCAGGGGTGTTGTCTTCCCCAATTGGGTTTTGACGTACAAAGCCTTGAAAGATGTATGAACGTTTCTTCCAATATTTGTTCGCCATTTCTTTTAGAGTTTCGTCTTTGTACCAAGGACGAACTTCTGCAAGTACGGGACAGTTCTCACCGAACATTTCTACGCACGGTACTTGAACTGTTACTTGTCTCACATTTGGATCACCTTTCACGCCATTAAACGGAAGTTTAATAACTTGTCTCTCTATCCAAAAGAACGAATTGTTTGGATCCGCATCGGGTAAGAAACGTAGTGAGCAAGATGCTCCTTCGTCCATTTTCCAATGAGGGAATATCGCTCCGTCAGATGTTGGATACTTAGATCCAGATGATTTATTTTCTTGTGCCGCGAGACGGGCACGTATGTCTGCTAGACTGGCCATAATGATTTCTCCTTTAAATATGCCTAATTATAGTTCTATATGTGTTGTCGCAAGACCGAAGCCTCACTAGTTTAGTTTTCAGAGATAAATCTCTAACACATGAATCTATTATACACTAATATCTTCCTATGTCAATAAGTATTTATCACTAATGTACCCAAAAGAATAAAAACTTAAAGAGTACGATTCCCAATATAGGGACCTGAGTAACAACAATCTCTTTTGTTGAATGCTGACTAAGGGTTAAGTAGTCTTTTCGTTTCCAAAATCATAAATACTAGTGCGAACTAACCTACAATTAAGGAAACGATAATATGCATTTCAAACATATGAGAATCGCACTAATATTATTTAGTGTGGTATTTGCCAGCGAAAATATTTATGCTCAGGCTACTGGCACCTGTACAGCAGGTACAGAGAATTGTGAGGCGAGTACGTCCACAACCACTACTACCAATACAAATACGAACAACAATACGAACAACAATACCAGTACCAATACTAATACTTCGACTAATACGAATACTAGTACCAATACGAATACCAATAATAATACCAATACTAACACCAATACTAATAATAATACTAATAACAATACCAACAATAACACCAATACTAACACCAATACTAACACCAGTACTAATACCAACACTAACAATAATACAAATACCAGTACCAATACGAATACTAATAATAATACCAGTAATAATACTAGTAGCAATACCAATAGCAATACTAATAATACAACGTATAGCGGTACCAACAACAATACCAACAACAATACCAACACTAATAATAATACTAGTAATAATACCAATACTAACACCAACAATAATACCAATAACACAACCAGTAATAACACCAATAACAATACTAACAATAGTACGGTGAACAGTACTTCCAATAACACAAATACTAATAATAACAATTCGACAATTGACCAAAATGTTAACAGTAACAGTAATTCTACATCGAATAATACCAATACTAATAACAACAATAACAATTCGACCTCAAACAATACCAATAACAACAATAACACTTCGACCAGTACAAGTGATTCTAATGTAACGACTAATAACAAGTCAGAAAACAAAAACGAAAACACTAATACCAATAATAACACCAACATAAACAAAACTGATCAAACTATTAAACAAGAGATCACAACTAAGGCACCACCAGCAAGTGCGATTGCACCGAGTATCGGGTCTAGTTATTCACAAGACTTATGTACAACAGGTGTGTCAGGAGCGTTTCAGGGTCAAGTATTCGGCTTATCAGGTGGTAAGTCAGTTAGAGATATGAACTGTGAAAGAATTAAGTTATCCAAAACAATATATGATATGGGTATGAAAGTAGCCGCAGTATCATTAATGTGTCAGGATCCTAGAGTATTTCAAGCAATGGAAATGGCAGGAACACCTTGTCCGTACATGGGTGCAATTGGACCAGCCGCTTCTGATCAATGGGAAGAAAATGAAGACAGACGTCCTGATCAAAAGAAAGGCGTTAAGAGTAAAGTCTTAGGCGTGTTTAGTTCTAACAAAATTGAAGTTGATAAAATATCAAACGTAACTGCTGATGAAGCCGCTTATATAGAAAAATGTACTAGACCTGACTTTAAAGGAAGACGTAAATCTACTAAGAGTTGTGAGGCAGAATGGCACGATTCAAAATAATATCAGCATTATTACTATTAGTATCATCTAGTTTAGTTGTAGCACAGACCGCACCAAACTACGGTCAATCTAATGCAGATGGTACTAATACTATCTATAGTACAACAGACAACTACGGTAATTTATACAATCTGTATGATCTTTACTTTGCAGATGATGATACCAATAATGGTGTTACTAAGTGTCAATTTGCAGATGACACTGGCTGTAATGTAACTGGTGAGTTTGGATTCTCATGGGAGTGGCACAACGAATCCTTTACTCATGGATTAATGAGTACAAACGGTTGTCTTAAATTATTAACATCAAGTTCTTTTTCTAGTAGTGATTACTGTGGTGACTACACACCTAATCAATTAGGTAGTGGACAAAATGGTTATACTAAAACTGCAACTAATACACTTTTTCCTTTCTATACTGATTTAATCTATGCTGATATGGAAAAGACAGGAACAGAAGATAGTGCAATGATGTTTAAAGCATTTGATGACTATGTTATTTTTGGTTGGTATTACATGGCAGAGTTTGGATATCATAATAACTCAACAGCCTCTAGTAACAGTTTTGAATTATATCTATTTGATTATAATGACTCTCGTACAGTTTGTGGAGATAATGACGATGATGGTTGTACTGATGCAGAAAGAGCAAACGTTAATAAACCTGACAACTATGGATTTTTGTATAGAGAATTAGATATTAAAAACCATGATGTTCTAATAGGTGAACAAAAAAATACTACAAACTACACTCAATATCTATTCTATGATGACAATGTAGACAATGATGGTGATGGAAGTGCTGACATGACATTTGACGAAATGGATGATGGATACTTAGAAGACGGTGGAGGAATATTCTATTCTGAAGCCAGTGGTGAGCCCGTTCAGTGTCAAAGTAATCCTTTATACTCAACTGACTGTTTATTATATGATATTGCATTTCAAGAGGCTCAATGTGATATTGACCCACAAAGCAGTGAGTCATGTACTTTTTATCAGGCACTAGAAGATGATGCAGGATTAGCATGTGAAATTGATCCTATGTCAGATCCTTCATGCCCTGGATATCAACAAGCAATAGATTTTGCAACTGATCCTAACTTTGACTCTAGTACAGGTTTAGTTACTGACCCAACAACAGGATTGACTTATTCAGTTAGCGGTCCAGTTGATGACAACAGTTGGGTAGAGTATGACGAAAACAGTGGTCCTAGATTTGATGATCATTATGGTGATGACGGTGGTTATGATGAACCCTGGATGGTAGATGGTAACTATGATCCTCGACTTGATCCTAACATCTCATATGATGACTTAAACACAGAACAACAAATGCTTGTCGATCAAGGACTCTCTCCACAAGATGCTATGTTTGTAACAATGGGACAAGAACAAATAGCCGCATTAGGTGAAGATCCATTAGCAGTACAATTCAACGGACATAGACCAGGTGAATATGTATTAGAAACTGTAGGTGGATTAGAAAACTATGATACTGAATTACATGATGAAGCAATGTTAGAACAAGCACTTGAATGGGATCCAAGTGGTCAGATCGTAATGTTAACTGCTGATGTTTGGGCAACTGATGAATTTCAACAAGAAGAAACTGAACGATTAGACGGCATGGTAGAAACATATGGTGAGGATTTTTATACATTTACTGACCAAGACTGGTATGAACATGATGTTGAAACATATGGACAAGAAGAAGTTGATCGTTGGCATGAAAACATTGAGTTTGATGAGAATGAGATGATTATTTGGGAAACATTTGTTCCGGGTGCACCGGAAGAAGAAGTTTGGATAGTAGAAGAAAATGAATTAATGCCTGACTATACTGAAGAAGAAATCTTTATCGAATCTGATGAAGTGTTTGAACTTATCGTAGAAGATGAAGCATTTGAAGAATTAATTAGTGAAGAAGAATTAGAAGAATTAATTGCTGAAGAAAGTCCTGAAGAAATTAGAGAAGAAGAAGTATTTGAAGAACAACAACTTGTAATAGCAGAAGAAATAGAAGAACAGGAAGAAGAACAGGAAGAAGTGCGTGAAGAAGTTGCATTAGAAGAAGTTCGTGTAGAGAAAGAAGCGGAGCAGGCTGTTCAAAGTTCTGGTTCAGGATCAAGTTCATCTAGTAAAAAGAGAACTTCTTATCAATCAGTTGCTATAGCACAATATGTTTCTGAGATTTCTGATGATACGCAAACTGCGAATGTTATTGAAGATGTAATATCTGATTCTAGTTCAGCAGGTTCAATATCATATGGTGTTGACGGAGGCAGTCAAAGTTTTGCAGGGCAAGATGGTAGTGGAAGTTTTAGTGGAGGATCATCAGGATCATCTGCTGGAGCAAGTTCTGCTGGTAGTGGGGGAAGTAGTGAGTCAACTGGTGTAGTTGCAGACAGTTCAAGCCAACAACAGTTTGAACAAGTAACAGGTCAAGTAGATACGTCTATTGACGTTGCTAGTACATCTGTAGACGTTGTTTCTACTTCTGCGTTTGAAGTTGCTGAACAACAACAAGAATCAATGCAAGAAGAACAACTATTTGTAGAAAGTTTTGATGACGGTTCGAGTGGTGTTAGTAGCACAGACATGCAGTTTGAAGATAGTTTGACAGATGCTTTAGCATCAGGAACAGGCTTAACAGAATTCTTAAGTCAACAAACACCAGACTATGGCAAGTTTGAAGTACAAAATAGTATGCAAGAACAACGTACAACAGATGCAGTTGAGAGTTTAGCAGACTCTGTTGGTGCTGAAGTTGCACAAGCAAACTTAGAAGCACAACTGCAAAACATACAAGACGGTGAGCCAACTGAAGAAGGTGGTTATGCAGATCAAACTATTGCTGTTGCTTATATAGGTTATACAGCAGGGTTTAGTGCTTACACAGGTGAGCAAGTATATAGTCAAGGAAATGCAGGCTTCTTTGACACTAAACAAATGCCAGACGGTAAGATAGATGATAACAAAATGGGATTCTATCGAATGGCTGGTAATACACAGGAAAAATTGTATAAGATGGTTCTTATGCAATATGGAATTAATCCAGATGAAGAAACACAGGAGCAAAAATAATGAGTGAAGAAAACATCAAAATCGAGGGCGGCGACGGAGTCGTTCAAAACTTAGATTTAGACAAATATACTGATCTACTTCTAAAATTAGACGAGGCTAATGACAAAATCAAAGAGATGGAAGCATTGACCAAAGACTTAAGAAAAGTTTCCCATGAAGTGAAACCAAAAGAAAAGTTTACTTTTAGTGGCCTATTTATGGACGACAATAAAATCAATGAAAAAGCAATTATTGGTTTTGCATCGTTCTTTATGATGGTTGCTTTCGGTATTGTAGACTTAGTGACAGGATTAGACGGTACAGATTTAGTTATATCAGACTTTATCTATACATCGTTTGTTGTTGTAACACTAGGTTCTTTTGGTATTGCTGAAGCAGGAAAAGCATTTAGTAGTAAACAATAGGAGCACAACATGGCAACAGTAGAATACGAAGGAATTAAAATGAGCGGTAGTAAACTGCTTATTATTTTACCTTTATTAGGAACATTAATAGGTGGTTTATGGGGAGGGTTTGAACTCTATAATAGACTCCTTGATGCAGAAGAAAAATTAGAAAATCTGCAACCAGAAGTAATTGAACAAGAGATTATGCGATTGACTGAACTTACAGAAGTTATCAAAGATAATCTGCAAGGGGATATTGTAGAAGCATCTCGTTTAGCACGTGATGTTGAAAGTTCATCTGCTAAAACTCAACGTGAAGTACGTGATGATGTTTATGAGATGGAACGTGAGATGCAAGAACGTTTCAAAGAGCAAGACAAAGAAATGCGTGAAATGAGAAAAGAATTAGAAGAAAGAATTCAAACGATCTTAGAAAATCCTTTGAATGACGTAGAATAATTAATTAAGTTTTTTATTCTCTGCTGGCCAACTATAAACGTAAGAGCCTGCAAAATCTTTTACTAAGCAGAATATCTGATCTTTGTACTCATAGACACGAATATCTGCTTCATATCCGGGGAGGATTCTATCGAATTTCATTTCATAGTCTCCTCTTCTTTCTCCATAAGTATCAACCATACCAGCAACAGCATTTAGTTCTCGTTGCTCGTTTGGTCCTTGATCACCGAGATTAGCAAGTACATTGATTTCTTCAATTGGTGTTGCTGTTAAAGATGCGAATACTTTCTGACCCATCATACGAATAGCATCATCTAAGTATCCGGGTAAGTTTTGTACTGAATGAAATCTTGCAGTAACATCACCATGAGTTCTTAAATCTTTTCTAATTTCTTGTGGCAATGTATTTGGTTCATCAAAGCCTTCTTCTGGCATTCCTGGTTCATCTTCTTCATCATCAACAGGAATAAGGTCTGTCATTTCATCGTCAGTGTATTGATAGATTAAGTCTTTGTTTTGAGCAAGTTGAGCCATACGATCATCCATGCCCTGTATCTCACTTGTATCTACATTAGATAAAGCATCTGATGTATCATCTGAAGATTGAACGTCTCTGGAGGGTATCTCCATTGGGGGAATTTTAGGCTTTTTGACTAGGTCATCTGCTTCAAAGAACTCTTTAAATCTCATTGTATAAACCTTACTTAGTGTGAGGGGGTAGTTTTGCTTCTACAAACCACTCATGTATTCTTTTAACTGGATTATATTTCTTAAATCTTAATTTAGTATTACTAACAGTCAAGTTTTTTGTTTTGATTGCGGTGTAATGATAAGTGTGAGAGTTTCTAGTCTCACACTCTGGTATCATATAAACTTTCGATTGTTTCTTTTTCTTGTCTGCCATTTATCTCTTAGCAACAAGTGCAGTTACAACATGAACAACATTCGCATTTAGTATTCATAGTAGTCTCCTTAAACTGTGTACTTCGTGCCAGCACCTTTACCAGTGCTTTTCCCTTCGTACTTTTCGTAACCACTTAGACGTAAGATGTCTTCTAACATATTGTCAGGTGCGTGATCTGCTGATTTGTCGTTTGCAACTTCTTCACATTCATCTCTATTTGCTTTAGCATATTCTGTACTGCAACCAACATAGTCTGCTAAATCTTCATCTGACATTTGACTAATAGACATTTCATCGTCTGCATGTTTACTTTCTGCTCCAACTAAATCACCTACTTTTGCAGGTCTACCTTTAGTCGGCCCTGTGTTTCTCCATTGACCTGCTTTGCCTGTTTTATAGTCTCCAGCAAAATCATATCCACCTGCTTTAGTTTCGTCAAGTGGTTCACCTAATTGATCCATATACACTCCATACTTGAGTGATAAGTCATTTGCAGAAACATTACGTGCTTCTGGATCGTCTTTAAATTCATCATACCATGTACTTTGAAATTGTGAAAATGTCATTGGTGACTCTTCGCCTGTACGCGGATCAATGTTTACATAGAATCCTTTCTTACCTACTCTAATAGATTCTTCTAAATTGTCTGGCTCGTTTTGAGTCTTGTAAATTGCTTTCTGAACACCTGGATGCTCTGATAAACCACTTGCGATGCCTTCAATTGCTTTGATTGCACCTGCCATGTTACCACCTTTATATCGAGGATCATTTAAAATGCCATATGCCATTCTGATTTCTTTATCTGAAAAATCTGTTTCATCTATTAATTCTTCTTGTAAATGATCATCTTCAGGATCAAACGGATGAGGTTTAGTTCTTTTGCCTGTTTTTGGATCGTGGTTCTTGCCTGATTCTTCATCTGCTAAGTCATCATCTTCAGATCCTAAATCAGCAAGTTTTTTAATTTCGTTTAGTTCTTCATCATCTTTGCCAAAATCATCAATCTTATCTTGTGCTTTGTCTCCTACAACTCCACCGATAATGCCGCCTGCTAACTGTCCGGGTATGCCACCTGGGGCACCTAATAGAGATCCAGCAACTGATCCTGCAAGATTGCCTGTAAGTGCTTCATCTACGTCATCACTAAAGTCGTGGTCTATAATTTTTAAATCTGCTACACCCGGGAAGTAACTCATACCGTCATCAGTATAGATTCTTCCTGTTGAACCGTATTTATGAGGTGCTTTGTATCCAGTGACAATCATTTCATCACCTCTAAAGTCTTGTGTTCTTAAAGGTAAAACAACTTCTTGTCCGTCTTTAGTTACAAGTTTACCTTTCTTGGGTCTATTTGGTTTATCATCGTCAAAATCTTTACTCATAAATTCATCTGTTCTTTCTTCATTAAACAATGTAGGTATAATTCCTGATAATGCTCTACCAATAGTAACTCTATCTTTCATGTTTGGAGATAATCGATCTTTGTTTGCTGGATTTGTTTTATCTCTTGCTTCTTTGTCTGCGGCATCCATTGCTGAAGTTGCCGGGGACATATCTATACGTAAATATTTTTGCAAAATTCTCTTTTTCATATCTAATTCTTTTGCTTCATCAGCATAAGATGATCGTTGTCGTTCATTTTGCAAGTCCATCATTTTAGCCTTGATTGCTCTTATTAATTGCTTTGAATCTCCATCAACTTCTGCTCTTTTAGACCCAACCCACTGCTCCATTTCTTTTTCTAATGCACCTGTGTCTACTCCAACCGGGGGGTAATTCGTTTGTACAGAAATTTCTTGTATTACACTTCTCATGTAAGATTCATTTAAATCAAGTTCTTGTTGCGTAGTTAAATCTAATTCACCTTGTTTGGGTTTGTTTAATCTGTCTTTTAAATCGTCATCACTAAATGCGGCAAGAATGTCATCATATCTATGTGCCATTTCAGGATGTTTTTCAGCAAATTCTTTTTCAGACATTTCCATAGCATCAACGACTAACTTATTGAATACACCTTCAGTAGTCATTTCTTTTTCAGCATCTTGTTTGTTTGCTATTTTAGTTCCACCATATGCGGCTAAACCTGTTGCTCCGGCAACAGCGGCTCCGGCTTTCATTGCGGGGCCTTTAAGATTATCGATTGCTTGATCTGTTGCTGTGTTTACAGCACCTGGGATTGCTTTATTAACTTGACTGACTGCGGCATCTCCTGCAGATTTACCTGCACTACTTGCCATGCCACTAATTTGTTTTTGTACTTCTGGATTAGATGCAATCTTTTCTGCGGCTGAACCTATAGCCTTATCTACTATACCTTCTTCAACTGATTCGTCAGCCATTTCTGTAATTTCTTTTGCCCATCCATCTAACTCATTGACTTCTTCAATTTCATTAATGATGTTACTATTAAGTTTGTTTAAGATAGGTAAAACACTTTCGATTCTTGGATCGATTGTTTCTTGTGCGAACATTTCTGCAATGCTTGATGAATCTGTATCATCTTCCATAAGAGCAGGTGTCCATTCTTCAAAGTAATGATTGTATCCTCTATGACTTTGCATCTTTTGTAATGTTTCTTTTAATGATTTGTGATGTTGTACACCCTCAGCAATAAGTTTTGCAACTGATTCGTTAAATTCACCTCTACGTGTAGCACGAACAAAGCCAGCCATCTTAGTGTATTCTTCTACTAATTGAGTAATGTGCTTGCCTCTTTCATCATAAGGAGTTCCACCTTCTGCTACGTGTCTACCATATACACGTGCAATGCCAGGCATTCTAGTTGGGACTGCAAAACGTTCTCCGCCAGTGTTTTCTACAAATATCTTATGTACGTTTCTCCAACGTTGTTCTCCTTCACCGATTTGCTTATCATGTTGAATCACAACTTTGACATTAGGTATGTTATCGTTATATGATGTTGTTTTATTAACAGCATGATAACCTTCGTTCATTTTTTCTTTCATTTTGTAATAGTCCCTTTGACGCATATCGTCTCCTAAACGATCACTGTCATGTAATCCAAAGTTTAGTTGTTTTGATAATGCCCATTGCTTTAAATGTTTCAGTAATCCAGACCATGAATCATCATAATCAACACCTTTAGTCTGCCCTGGAGGGGAACCTGCTTGTTTGTCATCATAATAGATATTTAATGATGATGTTTTATCAATAGTAGCCCATGCTTTACCATAGTTCTCACCATCTTTAATAAACTGAAACTCAAAAACATCTGCTGTTTGCGGATTTGTTCTTTCGTTTTTTGAGTCTTTAGGTGCTGGTTTGTATCCACGAGTCTTAAAGATATCGTAGAGTCGTTTATTGAATGATTCCTGATCGATTGCCATACTATTATTTATCTCTTTTAACTAATCACAGCAAAGAACGGCAAGGGTGCAACCATTTCATCATGGTCACGCATATGCTCTGTCAAATCACTATGGAAGTCTGTAATGTCTTGTAATATACGTACTACAAGTAATGTAGCCATTACTAAGTCATCGTTGTCACCAATCTTAGCGGCGTAACTGCCACCAGATGCTACAAATGTTTTTAATTCACTGATCAATGCTTTACTTTTAACATTCATTTTCTTGCTTTCCATCAATGTTTTCATCTTAGCACAGGCCGCAAGTTTTACTTTTTGTGTTGTGTTATATCCTCTACGTTTTTTACCCTTTTCACTTAAAAAGATACCTTGAATGTTTGCTTCTCCATACTCTGACAGTGATATAAGTGCGGCTTCTCCAATTGAATTGTTTTCTAGTGAGTAATATATACTGTTTGGTTCTCCTGTTTGTTCTGCTATATGTTGTGTAATCTGTCCTAGTAACTTAATCTGTTGAGGAATGTCAGTTTTATTATCTTTCCATTCTCCTATTTGAGTAGTAGTGTTTGCTTCAAAGATTTGTATAGCGGCTGGATCTCCTCCAGTACCTAGTGACGGATCTAGTCCCAAGACATAGACCATACCTTTCTTAGGAGTTTGAAACCATCGTACTTGACCCATTCTATTTACAGGTTCAACTGATTCTAACATGATAAGAGTATTAGGATTGATTAATGTTTCATCAGCAATTAAGAATTCACACCCAATCTCACGTGCAAATCTGTCATCACCTAACTGGGCTTTAATTTCTTCTGCCCATGCTTCATCACGTCCTGGTTGTTCGTTCCAATATGATCTAAACGGTTTAAATCCGTTTACACCTAGTTCTGTTTCTTCTCCTTGTGCATCAATATTTTTGTTTGCGCCTTTCCAAATCAATGCGAACTGATCTTCGTCAGAGTTCGGAGTAGATGTGATGATTGCTTTACCACCTGTTGCTAGTGTTGGTGTAATAGAAGTCCAAAACTGCTCTGCAATCGTAGGTCTTACGAATGCAAACTCATCTAAGTATAGAAGTGTGATAGACATACCACGACCCGTATTCTCTGTAGTCGTTGCTGACACAATACGAGAGCCATTCTCAAAATCTAAAGAGCCTTTGTTATAGGTAGTGACACCTGCTTTAATATGATTAGGACAATTTTCATATGCATATCTAATACGTTGCATAATCTCTTGTGAACCTGTGTACTTATGTGCGGCAATTAGAATAGTAGCATCAGATACGAACATTGCATACCATAATAGATAACCTGCGGCTGATGTAGACTTACCTGACTGTCTAGGCATCAATGCAATAGAGTATCTATAGTTATGATATGTACTGATTAAACGTTCTTGGTATTCATAAGGATGATATTGAATTGAACCTTGTGTTGGATGCTGTATATAAAAGAAATTATCCATGAAGTACAAGTAACCAGTATCAGGATCACAACACTTAACAAAATCATCAAGTTCTTTTTGATTTTTATAATGCGTTTTCTTATATGCTGGTTTGACTAATTCGCCAGTACCACTTGTGTTAAAGTTGCTCATACTAGTATTTAGTAGAGTTTAGACACTTATTTTATTATCTTTAACATATCATCTACAAAGTCTATATGAAACTGTGTACCCGGATGACCATCGTGGCATTTGAATGAGTTATTTTTATTTAATTGTAATTCTTCTATAGGCATAGATAAACTCCAACTATCTCTGAAAAAGGGATTTACGTCAGATAGAACAGGAAACAATCTACATAGCAATTTGTTGTTAAGTATATCAGGATCATCCGTCACTGAAAAGAATTTATTACATCTATCTTTTAAATAATTATGTGTACTTTCAATAAGCACGGCTAAGTTATAGTAACTATCAAAATCAGTATAATAATTCATATAAAAATGTTTTTCGTTTTTTTCAGTAGGTGTCATTTCTTTATACAGTTTTGGGTTATAAGGAGTTCCCATCTCCTCGTCTTCTTCAGCCCAAATCGTATGTCGTCCTGCACCTGGCCATTGTATTATTACTAAATCATCATTATTAAACTGAAACTCTCTAATCATTTGAAATACAAATTTAGGAGATGATCCTCCCCTACCTAAATTTACACATTCTAAATTTAACTTGTCGGCTAACAATTGCGGCCATGCTAGATTACTTGCAGGTTTAATTTTAAGTATAGCATCTTGCGGTGATCTATAGACTTCATGGGCTTTGTGTGTAAGACCATCTAAGCCAATACCTTGAGTCATACTGCACCCGAACGTGACTAATCTCATGCTAATGTGATTTTTTGTAGTCTTGGTAGTCTAAAAAGAATCCTATAGCAACTAGCACATTCATTCCAAGTGATGCTATGATCATATGTAGGTCTTGGTAGACATCCATTTTAAGACTAAGATGTAAATGTCCAACTGCCCAAAATGGAATAGCCAATTGCTGACTGATCCATGATAAAGTATATCTTACAAAGATAAATTTATTTAATATCAAGTCCTTGTGCCTTCTTTGCTACAATACAATAGTAATGTTCTCGCATTGCAATTGGATCTCCTTCTGGATCTTCAGGATTCTGTTGCTGTAGATCGAATTCTAAATTATTAAATTGTTCGATTTGAAACCCTGTACGTTGCAACAATGCAACTAGTTGAGTTGAACCAAATATACTGTAATGATTTAAATTAAATTCATGTTTACGATCATTGTCTGGAGCCGGCACTTCGATATAAATCCTTGAGCCTTGCTTAAGAATACGATTGTATTCCATTAAACTAAAGATAGGATAAGGTGAATGTTCTAATGCATGACGTAAGAAAATAAAGTCTATACTTTCATCATGGTATCCATCTTTTTGTGGCAAGAATGACAAATCATATCCTGCAGTCTTATGACCTTTTTCTTCACATAGTTTAATGTCACCAGGAGATAATGTAATGCCTAAAACATCTGAGTATTCTCTCTTTTTCATTTCATCCATGAAGTAACCTGGGCCACAGCCTAAGTCTAATATTTTTGAATCTTTAGGTAACTCTAATGGATCAATATATGTTTCGACTATTTGAGTTGTCAAATCTTTATGAAATGGACTATCACCTTCGTCATATATGTGTGCAGTGTATAACCACTCGTTGTAAAATTTTAACTTGATTAAGTCAAGGGTGTTGTTAATATCATATGGTATATCCATTCATTGCTCCTGTGCGTGTATATGAAATGTATGATATTATTTAGTGGCTATTGATCTGCGAGAATTTTTTTCTATGTCCAAGGACGACTAGTTGCGAGTGGTACTGTACCAGTTGGAGTTGCTGTATTGCCAACATACTTAGCAGGAAGCAAGTCAAGGTCAGCAGTGTTTAATGCATTGTATGCAGGTAGACTGACGTTGCCACCGGCTCCGCCTTTTCTGTTAAGTTCTGCTACTTCTGATACTCTTAACTCTTGTCTAAACTGTAACGTACTAGCAGGAGCATTCGTAGTAGATGCTGGTGTAGTAAGAAAGATATCTGTTGCTGGAATAGTTGTTTGTGTTCCGTTATCAAATGTTTCACTAACGATAGCGCCTGCAGTAAAAGGATCTGTACCTGTTGCGCCTACAAAGTTTAATGATGCAAGTGTTGCTGTGGGTGCTGTTAAATTATCTTTGCTAGTATCTCTTACTAATGCTAGATTGTAGTAATACCCTGCAGTTATACCATCTGCGGCAACGATTGAAGCAAGTACGTCTGCTATTGTAGTTACAGCATCATCGGCATATGCAAAGATTGTGATTAATCCTGTTAAGCCTTTGACTGGTACATTAACGGCTGCCATTATCTTGGATATCCTTTAAAACCTTCTACTGGACTTTCTGTATTGACTGTAGGTAACTCAACTGATCTAATGTCACCGTCATTTAAATCTTCCCATTCACTACCGACTGCTTTGTATGCAGATTTTAACATATTAGATTCTAGTTCAGTATAAGGTACAGCCATGTTACTTGTACCAATCCAACTCTCTGAATCTAAGTCGATTGCTTCATGGTCTGACTCACCGTTTGCTTGTGCTAATGCCATCATTACACGATTCAATTCATAGACTCTATCTCTGCCGTCTACGTCTTGGAACTTATGCATTCCTCTTGAACCGTAACGTTGTCTTTTAGTTAATTTACCTGGTGCGTTGTCTTCAGTTATAAATTCTCTTGCTCTCATTATGGAGTTTCTTCAGTTGTAATTGTGTCATCTACTTCAGTTGCTAGTTCAGAGTCTACATAACCATCTAATGCTATTGGTAAACCAGCTGGCGCTGAGCCTTGGAACATAACTGAAGAATTAATAAAATGGAATAATGTTTGTGCGCCTGTCACATTTGCAACATCAGGGTCAACAGTAATTCTTACATTACCAGAAGTGACATCCATGTCATAACCGCTTCCTGGTATCAACACATTTCCCCATTGTGTAGATGAATATGCTGAAAATTTAATGTTGGCTGAGTTAGCACTTAGTTGTGCATCTAATCTTACATCTTGTTGATCGATAGTGCCAGGATCATTAGATTTAATAAAGAATGAACCTAATGTAAATGCGTTTGCTGGGTATTCCCAAATAACTTGTCCTGCAGTATTACCTGTCGTGTATGTATTAGATGATATAACGGCAGTTGATGATAAATTAGCAAAGTTATTGTTTATCTTATCAAAGGCAACTCTTAACGGATCACCAGAACCATCGTTCGGTAATGCACCGATATTAATAATTTCGTAATTTACAGCCATATGTTTATCCCAGTCTTATATTGTATTTATGCGATTGGGCAAGTAACTAATGTTATTCTTTTGGAGGAGTAGCCTTCATATTTTCTCTGGCTAGTCCATTCATCTTCTCAAAACTACGCATACCACCTAGACCTAACATAGATAATGTAAGAGTCATCAAACCTTCTGTTTGTATGACGGGTAGTGTTACGTCTGCTCCACTTACTACTACTGCCCAATTAGCAACTGGTGCTAGTACATAAGACCATGCGAGTCCAAATGCACATATCCACATGATTGCAGGTCTTGCCCCTGCTACAAAAATGCTTGGGTGTTTTGCTTGTTCTAAGTTAATTTGATTTTGTTGTAAGTTTGCGTTGTGCAAGACCATTTTGAGTTCATGTTCAAACTCAGCCTTCTTATCCTTATCTACAACAAACTTGTCGAGCAAGGGAGCCGCTAGTCCTATTACTGAATCTACAATTGCTAATCCCATTCTTCTATCTCCTATAATATACTACTATTTATCTCTCCATTGATAAAGATTGCTTTCAACTTGCTTACGATTATGTGAAAGTATAGGTTCCATGGCTTTATAGATGACTCTTAATTCATCAATTGACTTGCTTTCAATGTATTTTATGACTTCAAATATCTTATATAAACGTTCTTCATGGTTAGTGCATGAGTCATAAGACTCGTCCCAGAAGTCACTGAATGTTTTATATCCATGTTCATGTAGATATTTTAGTGTGCCAGGTGGAGCCATTAATATAAAAGGCTTTCTGTACCACATTGGTTGATGTACTTTTTCACTATAGTTTGGTGTGGGCTGTGCGAACCTAGACTCTGTAACGACATCACAAAAGATGTCTTTGTAATACTTTTCTATAGGAGTAAAATCATCTTCTGAAGGATCAAAGTGATCATCTACTGTAGTGTTAACTGGATAGGGAGTCTTTTCTATATCAAGTAATTCTTCAAAATGTACATCTATATTATAAGGTCCGTCATTATCTAATGATTGTATACCTTCATACAAACGTGTCTTATATTTTTTAGGACATTTTCTTAGATCAAACCAAGGCAAGATTTGTAATCTTATTAAATCAGTTTTATAAACAAAACTCACATCTGCTTCACTGTTTGCAAGAAATGCGGCTATCAGATTTCTATGAGGTGTCCATCTCCAATTTAGATTGATAAACTTTTTTGAAAAGTTATTAGCGGCTATGCCTAATAAGTCCCAGTTCTCGTATGAATCATCATAGATATTGACAAAGACAGCATTTTTTATAAAAGTATCTTCGCATGTTACTGTCATCCATTCTTTATAATAAGGAAAGATTTCTTCACAATTATAGTCACATGTTTTTACTTTTACATTTGTTAAGTTGTTTCTAATAGCATAATCACGTATACAATCTAGTTCATCTGCACGGAAATTTTCTGTTTTTTCTTTGCCATTAAACTCTGAATAGAATGTCAATGTATGCCCGGGCACTTTTGAATTATCATACATGCACATAGGTTCATTTAAATAGAAAGTTACAGCAACAGCATTTAAATATTCGACTGTTTCTGAAGAATGATTGATGCTTTCTAGTTCTGACATGCGACCGTTGTACATATATACGTATGTCGGATAAGAACCATTGTAACCTACACTAGGTAAGATACGTTCTTTTAACTGTTCATCTTGTGATGCAGGTCTTTCTTCTAAGTCTGGAAAATTGAACCAGTGTAGTTTATTCCAAATCCACAAATCATCTTTGTTATCAGTTGAAATATCAATACCTTCTTGTTGAAGGTCACTGGCCATTGGAATCGTTTTTGACATGAAGTATTTATTAGGGCTCGTAGTATTGACAAACTTCGTTTGCCACTGTTTCTATTTCTGCATCAGTCATTTCAGGATACAAAGGGAGACTTATAAACGATCTTGTTACCAAACTACTAGTAGACATTAACGTAGGTTTTGTTAAATTATCCGCAATCGGTAATTCACTTAATGGTAGTTCATAATGTATTCTAGTTTGTACATTTCTATTATCTAGCCATTGCTTTAACTCATTACGTTCTGCCCCCACATCGATTACAAACTTTGAATCAGCATGAGTTTCAAAATCTTTACTTAAACATCTTATTGGTCGAATATAATCAAATCGATCTATGTAATATTTTCTAATTTCTTTTCTACGTTCTTGCCATTCATCGATGTAGTTTGCTCTAACTAATAAATGAGAACAATCTAATTCACTCATCTTACTGTTAGTACCAGAATAAAAATGATGAGGCTTACCGTTGTCTCTCCATTGATTAGCAAATTCATATAGTGCTTGATTGTTTGTAACGATGGCTCCACCATTACCCGAAGCATTTAAATTTTTAGTAGGATCAAAACTAATTGCCATTGCAGTGCCTATGTTGCCGTCTGCTATTAACCAATGTTGTGCTCCGTCTACAATCGCAATGTTATTGTTTAATACTGCAATACCATTGTCACTCTCTACTGCTACAGTTGGTGCTCCAAATAGTCCTACATGACATTCAATCTTCTGTAATTCATTTTCATCTTGTGGTAACAAAAGACCGTTTCTATCTGTATCTGCTAGTTCAACATTAAGTCCAGCACTTAGAAATGCATTCATTGATGCAGGGTAAGTTAGATTAGGAACTCTGATTGTTCTATATGTTTCTTTATCGTATTCCCATTCTGCATAAGGGTCTTGGTCTGGAGATGTATCTCTTTCATAACGAGCAATGATTTCTAATGCTTGTGTTCCACTATGACAGAGTATTACATAATGTGCTTTAGTTTTTATTGATAACCAATCTTTAAACTTCTGTGCATATACACCGTCATTAAGACTACCACTGGATAATACTGAATCAGTTGCATCAAGCAATTCATCTTTCAGTTGTATATATTGTCTGTCTAATCCAAAATACTTAATCATGTTATTTTAAGAGACCACATTTTAGATTTAGCACTACCAAACTTTGCTTTGGGTACTACTACAAAAGGTTCTGATACATGATCTATCTGAATGATGTTGTCATCTTGTAGTTGTTGTAATTTTTTATCGAACCCATCAGTATCAAATATGTTTACACCTATAGAACAAATCAAATGTCCTCCTGGTTTTATTACTCTGATAAATTCATCTAGTGGTTCACTTCCCATATGACCACTTGCTAAAAACCCTACACACATAATGACATCAAACGTGTCTGTTGCAAAGTCTATAGGATTAATTAAATCGGCTACTGTCAAACTTTTGTATATGTTTTTCTTTTTTGCTTCTTGTATCATCTCTGAAGAAAAATCTATACCATGCAAATTCTTATAGCCCATTTCATATAATGCCATTGTAGGGTACCCTGTGCCACATGCGGCATCTAATATCTTGGAATCAGTTTTAATATTAGATTTTAAAAATGCTTCCTTCATAGGCTCTGTATAGTTATAATCTATTGTAGGCATTTCTTCATCGTATCTTTCTGCCCAAAATTGATACAATTCTTTTAATATTTTATTATTGTTTTTACTAAAACCAATATGGGCCCAATTTACTTCTTGCATCAATATTGATTTAACACGGTCAAACGATGATGGTTTTTGTGTCATAACTAATTGTTCATTAATAGTGTATGTAATTCTTCATTACAATCTATTAATGTTTGTCCTCTGTGTTCATCTAATATATTATTAAACTTAATGTATTCTTGTAACATGTTTATGTCTTTACTTTCTTCTTGGCATTTTACTTTCAATGCATTTATCGTATCTTTAAAAATCTGTGATTGCCATTTACAATCGTTTAGCATCCACATAAAGATTTTTGCAAAGGCTTTCTGTTTAAAGTCTTTAGGTAAATAATCGATATTTAAGTGTTGTGGATCTTGCAATAAGATCGGTCTAATATCAATTAAAGGTTTGTTTTCTTTAATGTTAATGTCTTCAAAGTATTTAAACAAATCAACTATTGTGTTTAAATTTCCTATCTGAATAACAGGAGTCGCCCACAGTTTAACATTATGAATTTTTATAAGTTTGTGTATGCTTTCATCGATCTGTTTAAATTTGCTAGGATATCTTAGATACTCTTGTACTTTCTCATAACCATCGATACTTAGTTGTAGTATAACTGATTTAAAGTTAGGTAGATATTGATAGAATCTTGGATTTGTATTTGTAAGATTTGTATTAATAATTAATGTAATGTGTTTACTTTTATCTAATTCTATTAAGTCCCTTAGTATTTCAAAGTTCTTTTCAATAACAGTAGGCTCTCCACCAGTCATATAAATTGTGTCTATATTATCTACTTGACTTTTGATATTATCATCAAACGTATCTGTCTCCCACCATTCATCAGTATCGATATCAAATACAGGATAGAACTTAGAATATTCTTTGTTGTTTATCTCTGTGATTTCTTTTGCAATTTGATTGCTGTTTGCAGGACTACACATTCTACATTTAAGATTACATAGATTACCAAAACGTAAGTCAAAGAATTTGATTTTTAAATTGCTTTCACTACTAGTGGGAATAGTTTCTTTGTATTGTTCATTATTAATAAGTCTACGACTTTGACGTCCTGTTTTTTCATTGTGATAACATACATCGCAACCAGGTATGTATTCATTATCTAACATCTTTTGTCTTAGTTCGACATATTCTTTACTGTTGTAAATGTCATCGACAGAATCATAACCTAAGTTAAACTTAGTGCCATCTTCTTTTTTAATATAGTCATGTGAAATACAACAAGGCTTGATTGCCCCGTCAGGATCAACTGTGATATTTACCCAAGGTAAAACACAAAACGACTCGGTCATTTTGCCTTCGGTTTTGGCTTTGCTTTTGCTCTAGGTTTTGCTTTAGGTTTTGCTTTAGGTTTTGCTTTTGTTTTTACTTTTGTTTTAGAAACATTAGCAACTTTTGCTGGGGCAACTTTAACTTCTTTAGGTTTTGGATTAAAGTGTTCTTGCCAATACTTAGAATTAAGAAACCAATGATAGTAAATCATTAGACCTTCATTCAAATTCATTTCAGGACTGTAATCAAAATCATCTTGTGCTTTCTGAATACTCAAAGCACCTCGACTTGGAAAGTCTTTATCTTTTTGTTTAACTTCAATGTTACCTTTACCTACAATATCTTTAACTGATTGTGCGGCATCATAAAGAGTTACGCCCTTTGATCTTGTAAGATTATATGTCTCATTTATTGCTTTTAGAGATTGATTTGCTTGTACAATACCAACTGCAAGATCATTAACAAACGTGAAATCAAGTTTCTCCATCTTACCATTGACGATTAACTTTTCACCTTTGATTGCATTGTAAAAGAATTTAGAAATAACTCTATCACAAACATCTAAGGGTCCGTAAACAGCACTAGGACGAATAATCGTATGCTCTAATCCGTATTGTCTAGTATAATCTTGTACTAACAACTCTCCAGCATACTTCATAATTGCATACTGACCTTGTGGGTTACAGTCTTCCCATTCTTCTACGTTGTCTGTGAAGTCTCCATAGACCATAGAAGAACTGATATAAGTAAATCGTTTTACTTTTGTTTGTCTGCTTAGTTCTAATAAGTTTAACAAGCCTTCACTCATTACTTTAGAACCTTGTGTTGGATCAGCATTGACTACTTTCTGTCTTGGGAAACTTGCAAGATGAATGACACTATCAAACTTTTCTTTTTCAAACAAAGTTTTTAGTTCAGGATTAGCAACATCAATTGTATAGATATTTAAATCAATCGCATCAGTCATTCTGTTTGCAATACCAAAAAATCTTTCTTGCATAACTGCATCAAGTTCTGTTTGATCTATAATACCATAATTAGTTTTGTTATCGATAACAGCAACGTCATGCCCTTCGTTAATTAATTTAACTACAACATGGGATCCGATGAATCCAAGACCGCCGGTAACTAAAACTTTTTGTTTTTTCTTTGATGCCATAGTTTACTCGTATTTTAATTTAAAATATGTCACTTGCTTATCTGTGAGATACCCTTTAATCGTGTATTTATGTCCCATGTATGAAGGAGAATTACTTCTTACCCACTTAGCAGTTGGATCACTATGTTCCATAATGTATTTCCCTGCATCTGTTTGTTGCCATTCATATATAGGGGCGGCAATCATTAAATCAGGGTCTTCTACATCGCCCATAAGTATTTCATGCACATCTATTTCATTGGCTTCATGTTCTTCTTTCATCTTTATCATTATATGTTATGCAGATTCATTTTGCAAACTGATTGGGAAAATCTCTGCGATCACTTTTGCTACTTCTTTAGCAATTTCAATATGTTCTAACTGCGTACCGTTTGCCGCTCTGAGTTCGATATAATGAACCCAACTGCGTAAGGTACCGTTTACATACATTCTACTTACAGTGTTTCCTTCTGGTAATACTGCTCTTGCTTGTTCTTTAGCAATACCTTTGCTTACAGCCCAATTATATGCCTCTACTGAAGCATCAATAACTCGTTGTTGCTTGTTTTTCCATTCACCTTGAAGTACTGCATGTCCATCCATTTCAGGATCAAGTTTAATACTGTTCTGTCTGTTCTTAGGGTCTTGTAGTCTTGCTTCACGTACTTCAAAGTCTAAGTCTTTAGTTGGATCTGCATATCGTTGACTAAACTCTTGGAACGAGAATGATCTATGACGTAAAATCTGTCTAGCAATGTCACGGGTAGTTTCAATCTCTAAACATGCTGATACCATTTCAAGTGGTGACCAATGTTTATGTTTCATTAGATACTTAACAAGTTTTTCGTTTGTTGCTGTATTGTTTTGATTTGATGGGTTACTGACTCTAGCACAATAGGCTACTAAATCTAGTGGACTTTCTATATCGCCTAACGATGCATTTGGTGATTGACTATAACTTATGAGTTTGACTTTCAATATTATTCCTTATTGTTAAAGGTCGAAGGGACCGAAGTCCCTTCTATAGTTTACAGAGATTTTATAGACCACTTAGTAACTTGTCTGTTTCAGGTTGTACTGCTTCTGCAATACGTTCTATATTAAGAATGAAATCTATTGATAAGATGTCTTCTTCATATTCCTCTAACAGTTTACCAACTATAATTTCTACTGTTTCAGAGTCAAGTCCTTGTCTTAAGAACTTTTCAATGTTAATGGTTTTTTGTTTACGATTTTTTAATCGGAGAACTAGTTTCTGTAAAAACTCTACAGGTATTTTGTGCTTCTCCACATCTTCTAGGAGTCGCTCCCAATCCTGTATTGAACGAGATTTATCTCCCATCGGAGACCTCCTATTTATTTAGCCGCTGTTTTCTTACGTGTTGTCTTTTTTACTGTTGTCTTCTTTGCTGGTTTCGGCATCATTGCTTTTGCTTCTTTTATCAACCTTTTAGACTCGGCAATCAATCCTTTGGCTTCTGATTCCATACGTTCTGCTTGAGCCATAAAGTCTCTTGCTAAAACATCATCGTTCATAGCCAAATTAGGATTATCAGCATTAGTTCCCATAGTAGGTTCAGGTCTTACTTGATCTCCAATTAAGCCTTCCCTTCTACGTCTGACATCTGCTGGATCTTGCATTCCTAATGATGCATCTGATTCTGCTAATTTCTTAGTTGCTTCTGCACCGGCTGCCATTTCACCTAAGATTTTATTCAATTCACTTAAACGAATTGATTGATTAGGACCAGGTGTCATTACAACATCTTCAGTTCTAATCTTCTTAAGCATTCCTTCTGAGTGTAATACTTGAAGGATACGATCTCCTGATTTAGTATATTGTCTGTTTATCGCATCAGCAAGTTCTTCACTATTCTGACCGATATCACTTTCAATAGTTGCCATCAAAGGATCGTGGATATTTTGATTTAACAATTGTGTATATGTGACTAAACACATATGTTCTTCATTTGGTACTTGACGGAAAATTACTGCGACCTTACGATCACCGTGTTTTCCTACGTGTCTTAAAAAACTCATTATAATATTCTCCTATGGGTTTACATGTTTTTACATTAACACTAATATTTAATACGATTTAAGGTGACTAAAACTTTTTTACGGGTTTGATTTACCCGTTTTGAAAATTAAGACCAAGTAAGTTCAAATTGAACTGCTTCTTTTGGATCTTCAAAAGCATACACTTTTTGATAATAAGACATGAAATCTGACTCGTCAGGGTCAATATTTGATACTAATGTAAAACGTCCATGCAACTTTTCAAGCACCCAAGAGAAGTTCTCTGATGTTTGTTTTGTACGAGTTATCGTAAAATGTTTAGGCACTTGGTTTTTTAAAAAACGATTGTAATGCCATGTATCTAAATTAATGTTATCAATATTCATTTACGTGCAAACTCCAATTCTTGTTGCCAGTTTAATTTGTTAAGTTCATACGAAGGGGAGTTTATTTGACTGATTATCAATCTACCTCCATCCATATCTAATCTGATTGAATCAGTAGTAAACATACCACCGTTAACATCGTAAACAATGGCTTCAATCTTACCATGTTTATCTTCATCTGATTTTAATTTAGTTATCAGTTCAACTATTTCTTCTTTCTTCATTACTTAAATTATAAATGATCTCTACTTGTTCTAATAACTTAGTGAGAGCAGGGTTATCTTTTGATGCTTCAAGTATATCTCTATACATATGCCAACGTTCAAAGAAGGCTTTCTCTTTTAGCATCTCCGGGTTCTCATAAACTTTTTTTCTTTGTGCTAGTTCATGCACTCCAATTGGTCTTGCATACACTGTGTTGCCGCCGTCTGGTGATTCGTATATGAACTTATCCTTTGGACCTGCATCAGCAGGTCTGTGAGGTTCTAACTTGTCTTTACTCATGCGGCCTGTGAATGTTGTTTATGCTCGTCATAGATTGCCCAAGTACCGAAAGGGGGATTCGGCTCAGGGTCACCATGAATGATCCACGTAGTATCGCAATAGTTTTCATCGCCCCAACTACCAAAAGGATAACCATCTGTGAATACGATTAGACGATTGGGCACTCGACCTTCTTCTTTAAGATAGTCAAAGATACAATCAAAGTCAGTACCACCGCCACCATAGATTTCGTAGTCAGTAATATCATCTAAGTTATCACTGTCGAATGTCTGGGGATTGTAGACTGACGTATCAAAACAATGAACGTGAATCTTATAGTTAGTAAATACTTCCATTATACCCTGAATCTCTGAAAGGAAAAAGGTTCCTTGCTCAGATCCAATCGATCCTGACATATCTAAAAAGATATCAACATCAATCATTTCACCTGGAGTCATACCTGGCATGATTGCATCCTGATGCCAACCCCTACGAGAAGGTCTAATGAATGAATAGTCATTGTTCATTGTGCTAGTCAGATTAGATTGAATGATATCGTCCCAGGGCATGACGGGTGCAGTCAAATCTTTAATCATACGTTCAACACCTTTGGGTAATGAACCTGCTTCAGCACCTGACGCCGCATTGATGATTGCTTCTTTCATCTCCTGCTTAAGTGAATCTTTTTCTTCTTTAGACATTTTAACTGGGCCGGGCTTGTCACCATCTTCATCACCATCAGCACCTGCGCCTGCATCACCATCCATGTGTTCATCAAGCAATTGATCTAACAATTGGTCAATGTCAATAACTTCTGCATTCTCATATAGAATGTCATATACTTGCTCTGCGGACATTCTGTCATACTTGTAGTCATACAAGCAAGGGACAGTCGTAATGAACTCACCGACATTGTGATTTTTCAAATCTGCATTGACACAATAATCATCAGCAATGTTCCATAGTTGAGGATCTCTGTCACCTCTACGATCCATATGATCATAAACTACATGAAGAACCTCATGTGCTACAAGAAATTCTACTTCTTTCTTCTTTAGCATCATAATGAAACGTGAGTTGTAGTAGAAATGCTTACCATCAGTTGCCGCAGTCGGGCACCATTCGTCAGCATTAATAAGAGTCAAACGAGTAGCAAGATTGCCAAAGAATGAATGTCTGAGTAAGAGTGCGATACGGGCAGTGATTAAACGATCACGTGCTTGTGCATCTACTTGAGGGTCTGTAGGACCAACTAAGTGAGCCAGTTTGCTCTCTTTGTCGTTGTTAGTTGTTTTAGTATTTTTAGTCATTGTGTCAGTTCCGTTTGTCTAAAGTATGTATCTATTATACTACCTTTGGGGAGACAAGTCAAGTAAAAAGTTTGGAAGAGTGCAAGGAATGTCTCGTAACTTACACTCTTCCAGGCCAGCAATCTAGTTGCCCGCCTCAACAATGTAACCACCATATCGTTTGTGAAAGTCATCAAAGTTTTTCAACTGAGAAGGTTCGATCGGAAGTTTGTAAGTTTTCAGTGCAACTTTTGCACCCATGACCACTAACTCTGTTTCAAAGTTAGCCATGATGTAGCCAAAGAAGTTATCGCACATTTCATGGAACTTCTTATTATCAACTTTATCAGTCTCAAGTGCATTCTTAAGTTCGTAGCACATTGAGATAGTCAAAGAATACATTGCAGAGATTTCCTTAACATTAAGGTCCTTAACTTTACCTGATAAGATATCAGATGGGTTAGGCATTTTACTAGCAATCTTACGATGTGCTACAAACTTAGTAGCAAGACCTTCACCGACAGTACCTGCTACGAGATTGTAGAGAGTATCAGAGTCGATATCTTCCTGTTGTAACAATTGACTAACAAAAGTCCATGTACGAGGAGTAGCAAATGCTCTGCTAGAAGACTTAGCATCAAAATCATACAAGTCTTGTTTAGCAAATGACAAGTAACCAACTACATCTTCATGTACTTCGTTTACGATAGCCCAGTTCTGCCAAGATGTAAAGTCAGGACGCATTTCTAAGTGAATGAAACGATTAGCAAGGGGCATCGGCATACGATATGTGACACCTTTGTCAGAGTCCCTGTTACCTGCGGCTACAATATGTACGTTCTTAGGAAGAATGTACTTGCCAACACGTCCATTAAGAACAAGTTGATAACCTGCAGCCTGAACTGCTGGGGGAGCCGAATTCATTTCATCTAAGAACAATATGATTTTGTCATACTGAGCGGCAAGTTCTTCAGAAGGAAGTTCGATTGGGGGTGCCCAGTCCATAACTCCTAAGTCTTTGTTGAAGAAAGGGATACCTCTGATATCAGTAGGCTCCATCTGTGCCATACGCAAATCGATAACTAGACAGTTACCCATTTCAGTTGCAATTTCTTCGACAAGTTCAGATTTGCCTACGCCGGGAGGTCCCCATAAGAATGAAGGACGCCCTGCTAACATTGCGGCTTTAATTGCGGGTTTTGCTTGTTGACTTGTTACAGTCAGATTTTCAGTTAATTGAGACATTTTTTAACTCCGTTACTTTATTGTTGAATATGTATATATTATAGAGCCTTTGGGTAGTGATGTCAAGTCTTTTTTGAAAATAATTGAAATTAATTTTCCTATATGATTCAACAACTTAGTTTCCTTCTGGTTCCATAAGTGTTAATAATAAGATATATTTCTCTATCATGTCGCAACTTTCTTGCATTTTTGCTCTATAATCGTCAGCGGCTTGCCAATTGTTACGTTGTCTGCATCTGACTTCTATAGTAGACAGTTCATCTACCATGGGTACAATGTTAGCCCAAAGTTTTCTCATATCAGGATTAAATGATAGAGATCGAATTTGTTTTTGAAGTGAATCCAAATACTTGCGGGCTTCTATTGCGTTAGAGAATTTCTCATTCATACCCTTATTATACGACTTTTGGGTACCAATGTCAACCTTTATCGTACCAACGTATGTATATCATAGTTACATCATTGTTGTCGTTTTGATAGTATTGATGCCCTAGATTCATGTTATGAGCAAACAGTCTATTGTTAGACAGAGTTTCTTTGACTCCTCTCTTCCAAATATCTGGCCATTCATCTGCATATGATACTTGAAATTCAGAGTTAACATTATCACTACTTAAAGTAAAAAATGTAATCCATTGTTTAGTAGTATCATCAAAGTTTTCTATAGGATTGTAATCTTTGTGCCAACGTCCACTAGTATGCATTGGATCTACTTCATTGTTTATTAATGTTCTATAATTGTAGATAACTGGGCGTGTCAAATAAGATTTTAATTGAGATTCAATTAAATCGATAAGTTTTCCATTAGATTTAGGAAGTAAACTTTTGACTATAGAGTTGTCATCGTATCGATTACAAAGAGTAGGGTTTGTTTCATCTTCTTTTAAACTGCCATCTGGAGTAATTAAATACCCAGATGTCTCAACTAAAGGTTTATCTGCTGTTATTTTTTGTAATGTATCAGAATCTAAAAATTCATCAATAAAAAAATATTCAGTGTTCAATATATGCCTTTGCCAAATTCAGTTTTAGAATTCTTAGTTTTCTTTTTGCCCGGTCTAAGTAGTGGTGGACGACCGTCACGTGCAATGTCACCAAGTCCCATTGCTTTTGCACCTTTCTTCATTGTGTCTGGGTGTACGTCTACAGATAATGCCCTAGAAAATCTTGGATCATTTCTTTCTGCTTCACTTGGAATGTATCCTGATGCTTCACCGATCGTTGTTGATGTTCTTTTAGGACCATAGTCTTGGTATTTAATATCAAACGGGCCTTTGTGACCTTGAGATTTTAAATGTTTAATATACTGTTTGATTTCATCTTCATTTGGACTTCTAACATTGGGTTTGCCATCAACATATAAAGCATATTGATATTCTTCATTAATAGCACCTTGATTTATTCTTTCAACTGCTTGTAAAAATGTTATCATCTTTTCATAATACTCAATGTCTTTTGCAAGATTAGGTATTACAATTTCTTTTGCTTTTTCTCTATCGTCTATTTTTTTATTCATAAAGATTTCTACTTTGATAGCATTATCTAAATATCTTGCGGCTTCTTTAGAAGAAATATGATGTTCTTGTGCCAACGCATCAACTGTATCTTCTGCTAAATTAACTTTACTATTATAGACACCAATAGATTCTTCAAACGTTCTTCTTAATAATTCTTCTTCAATAGATAGTTGTTGGGCTCTTAACTTGTTGCGTAAATCAAACAATGCTTGAAAGTATCCTTTTGATCTGATAGCCTTAAATGCTAAGTTTTCAGGACCAAACTCTCCTTTATTATCTAAACCTGCTTGTCTGTATCTTTTAATAATAGATAGTACATTGTTTACTTTTTCAATGTCTTTTGCTTTTAATCCTTCGATTGCTAGTTGTTCTAATCTTTCAAACTTATGTTCTGCTGATATTTCATCTAAGTTTGCTCTTTGTTTGCTAGGGAAACGAGTAAACTTATCTTGCATAAGACTGTACTCGCCTAAACTAGTATGTGATTGTGCTGTATCTTGTACATAAACTTCAACAGGAATATCTCTGATAGTAATTTCATATGTGTCATTATACAAAGACTTCTTAGCATTGAATAGTTCTTTATAAACATCTGACTCTGGTAGTTCTGCAAAGTCTACAAGTAGATGCAGATCAATATCCGAATGAGGTGTGTAAGTAAATGCAACATTACTACCAGTAATGATTACATCTTCTACTGCAAGATCAGGTATACCCATGTACTCAATAAAGTCATCAGTAATAATCTCTAATTGTTTTTTGATGTTTGGCTTCAATTTATTGTTTTCATCAAACAGCAAAGGATTCAACTCATCGTGGAAGTTGATCGCATCTTCGATTTTGAATTTTTCTAGTTCAGATATGTTCATATATCTATTTATCGAAATAGGCGAGGGGCAAATAAATGCCCCTCTGGGTGTTCGGTGACGAGGTACCTTAGACCTCGGGGGATTAGGCCGCTAGGGCGTAATCTTCCATTTCATAATTGTTGTCAATTATAGTGTTTGCTTGATTTACAGTCATCGCCTACTGTGTTGTCTGCTCCGTTACTAATCACCCTGTCGAATCCCTTACACCCCCTCTGCTGTTTATTGGTGGAGGTGGCCGGAGTCGAACCGGCGTCCAAAGTGCCTTTTACTTCACTTCATACAACAATAATTTAATCTAGTAATTCTTTGATTACTAGAATTTTAATTGCGGTATCTAATGCGTCATTTACATCGTCTTTAATGTATTTAACTTCAGTATGATACGTATGTCTAGCATACCCAGTGTAGTAAGGTATTGCATTACTACCCATGTGCACCATAGAATTACCACGTTTCTTATGTGTATGTAAACTATAATGACGAGGATATTTTACAATCTTGCCATCAATAATACGAGTTGCCCCTGTATATGCTTTAGAACTCTCACGTATAAGTCGTTCATCAGATTTCTCTGCACTTACCGGGCAAGCAATCATTATTGCAAAAAATGCTATAATTAATGTAGTACCTAACTTTGTTCCTGTTATCTTCATACCCATATCCTTTTGTGAGAATGTATTTATTATAACACAAATAAACTCTAGGCATATACTTTTGGGTAAATGATTTTTAACTAAATACATACATGCGTTATTATGAATTCATAGTCGAGTACAAAACCGAAATTACTAAGGGTAGGTTCGGCGATAAAATCCTAGACAAACTACAAATACAAGATATTATTGATCTTAAGCCCGATATTGAAGCAGGTAGACCTATGAGTAAGCCGACTGATTATCAACAACTTGCACTTCATATTATGGGTATTGGAGGACGAACATCTAGCCCAGTTTCTCCTTGGGAAAGTGTTGACCAAGAACTATTTGATAAACATAAGAATGAAATTGTAGAAAAACTAATTGCACAATTTGAAGACTTTGATCCTACTGCAAACAAACAATACATGCCTTATCTTCTTAATTGGTATGTTAACTCTGGTGAGATAGGATCATATGCATTTCCAAACTTAGAAGATGCAAGATCAACTCTTAAAGAATCATTAATAATGTATTACAAATTAAGAGAACGAATTCCAGAAAGATACAGAGACATTGGCCAATATAGTTCTGCATCAGACTTTATGAATAGTGTACAAGCCCTTCAATCACAATATGGTAAACAAGAAAAATTAGATCCTGGTGATACTGAAGTTATCTATGATAGCAAATATGCAACAATCTATTGGGCTAAAGATGAAGAAGGATCATGTTACTTAGGACAAGGAACACAATGGTGTACAGCCGCAACTAGGTCTACAAATTACTTTGATCGATATAATAAAGACGGGCCTCTCATAATTATTAATATGAAAGAGAAAATAAGAACATACGATGGCTGGCGAATAGACGATGACGGTGGAGAACATGAAGATCCAGATGGCGAAAGAGTTGTCAATAAAATTCAAGCGGCTATGGATGTTGAGCCTGATGACACTGGAGCATTATTTTGGACTTGGGAAGACATTGCAGACCCTACAGATGAGCCAGTAGACTTTAGTACTTTATATGATGACAATCCTAACTTTAAACAAATGTGGGATAGTCCAAAGTTTCAAAAGGCTATGGATGTTCTTTGTCGAAAATGGTGGGATTATAATGGTCTACATCTTGCTAGTCAAGTCAAAGATGATTAATATGAAACTTCTTCGTAACGTTCTTTAAGCCACTTCCATTCATAACTTAAACGTAACTTCTCAAAGTCTCCATCTACTTCTTCAAAGTACTCTTCTCCACAGATTGCACCTTTGATAGATTCTTGGAAGAAAGGCTGATCTGGATCTGCTTCATTCAACCATGCTTCTAAACGTTTCTTACTAATCTCTGTATCATCAACTAATAACTTAATCACTTCTCTGAATGCTGTACGCCATGTAGAGAACTCATCTGTGTTATACTGTGCTATGCCTGATAGTAAGGGCACACTAGCATGTTCGTCATCTAATGTAAAGTCTAAGCCATAACCATAGTTTGCAAGTGTTAGTTCTTTATTGTATGCAATCATAGCCTGATGTCCATAGACTAAGCCATTGACTGGATTCTTTGCTTCAAAAATATAGTGCTTGGGTTGTTGCATTCTATCTGGTTGCCAGTTAAAGTCAAACTTAGGAGAGACTTTCAGTTTAGCAAATACAGTAAACGCCCAAGGTGTTTCACTTGCTTCTGCTGATGCGTGATATGCTTGTACACGACCATCAACACCATCTACTCTTACTACTCTGTTTGGTATGTTCTTTGTAATGCGTTGCAGATGCTCCCAATTTTCCTCTGCGCCAGTCTCTCCGTTCGACAAGAAAACAATATCCATCGGCTTCGATAGTGCAAGACGATTTGCATTCTTAATGTAAGGGTATTCATATAGTTCTCTCTTTACATGATCTTTAACTTCACGTGGAACTATAATTCTTGTTGCTCCAGTTGATTGTACTATAATGTTTTTAGACTCTGCTGTCCACAATGACATAGGTTCTTCATCTACTACTTGTATGTCTTCATCAGTTTTTGATACTAATGTAACATAAGGAAATTCATCGATATCTTTTAACGACTTAGTATGCGTATCACTCTTAGAAACGATTACAGGCGCTCTCAGACGTTGTGTACGCAGTGTTTGATTGTAGTTTATCTTCTCGTAATCTTCTAATGATTCCATATCATCAATCAATTCACGTGTTTTATTAACGTCTATAAAGAATGTATCTCCAAACTTTTGTTTGTTGCTTGGGAAAACATGTAACTGATCACGTGCAAAAGGATCGCATATGTAGGACAAGTCAAAGTCGCCGTAATCACAAATAGATGATGCGATCCATACGTAATGCTCTTTCCGTGTTGGTAGTTTATCTACAATATTCTTTAATGTTGTCACGTAATCAGTGTCATGTTCAACCGTGCTTACACGTTGTCTTGGTGCTTTCTCTTGTAATTGTTTAACAACTGCTTCTGTATGTTTATTGCCATGATCGACAACTACAACATCGTAAACACATTCAGTTGCTCTTGCTCTGATGTCTTTAACAAAGTTAAGATTGTCTAAGTGTTCGATAACGTTAATGTATTTGGTGTCATCATTAAATGTTTCTCTAGCAATTAGGTATGTTGTACCCCAATGTGACCATTGCGTACCGAACACATGAACCATCTTCATCTGCCAAGGGTTAGGATAATAATCAAAATCAAATTCTTCATAATCTAATTCTGAATTTAATATCCATAGTAGACTAGTAGTTGATCTGTTAATACATCTACGAGCAGTTTCTACCCAAGAGTTTAAGTATCTTGTCTTTTGTATGTTAGGATATCTTTCTTGCAGTTTAGCAAAACGTTCTTTTGATTCTTTGTTTCCTCTATCTACATAGAACATATCTAAGTTGGCTTGAATCTCTCCTATCGTATCCGTCTCAACATAGTTAATTGTTGCATCTTTAAAGATTGCTGAGTTCACAAAATATGTTTGTGTATTGATATTGTCTTTAGAACCAAATGCATGAATATAGTTAGACTGATAAACATCAGGTCTCCAACTAAAGTCAAAGTCTGTATAGACTAAGTCCATGTTCAATGCCCAAAACACTTCGTCTGGATGATTTGCTACTAAATCTTCTAATGTTGTTTCTATAAAGTAAACATCTATTTCATCAGGTATAACATTGTCTGCTTCGATAGATTGTAAGAATAAAACTTTACCGTCATTACCAGGCTGAACATACTTAGGACCGTCGTCTTTACCAACAACACTACCAAACTGATAGATTGCTGGATCTGCTGTTTCATCTGGATGCCAACTAAAGTCAAACTTACTTACGTCTAAATCACCGGGTACTACCCAATGCATACGTTTGCTGTTTGCTAACTTACGTGCTTTAATGATTCTTGTGTCAACATACTTAATGTCTGTTGCACCGTCTACTGTATATGTTGGACCACCTGTCTTCTGATGCTGTGTACCAAATTGATAGATAAATGGATCATCTTCTGCATATGGGTGCCAACTAAAATCAAAGTCTTCGATATCTTGTGGGACTTTCCAGTTTGTTCTGTCACCACTATCTAACGAGGTTGCAACTGGTTGCTCGATATACTTGATTTTAGTTGCTCCGTCAACTGTGTATGTCGGTCCACCGGTTAATGCCCACTGTGTACCGAACTGATAAATGAATGGTTCGTCTAAATCATCTGGATGCCATGAGAAGTCAAAGCCATCAATATCAATGCCTTCTGGTATAGTCCACTTGCATGGTTGATTAGGTAGTTTGTGTGCAATGTTACCTTCAACATATTTTACTTCAAGTGCACCTTCAACTATGTATTTAGGTCCACCTGTCTTCTGCCATTGCGTTCCAAATTGATAGATGTATGGTTGATCTTCTAGTGGAGACGGTCTCCAACCAAAGTCAAATCCTGTAGTATCTAAATCATCTGATATTTCCCAACCGTCAACACTTTCTTCTAGTGTTGCTACTACATCGTGTACATATTTGACTGTCTCTGCGCCTACAACTCTGTATTCAATCGTAGGCATTTCTTCTGCTGAATAATACTTGTTACCAAATTGATAAACAAATGGTTCATCTGTCTCATCATGGTGCCAACTGTAATCAAAGTCTTTAATTTGATAGTTACCTAATGTTCCCCAATGTCTGTTGTTAGGATCAGGTAATCTTTTTGATTTAATAATACGTGTATCAATGTATTTGATTCCACTACCCTCATGTGCGCCTGGTGTAATGTATTTGTGTCCACCAGTCTTCTGCCATTGAGTACCGAATTGATAGATAAACGGTTCGTCTTCTGCATATGGATGCCAACTATAATCGAAATCATCTTCATCAATGAGTTTAGAATCAACTTCCCAATTGTCTTTGCAGGGTAATGCTTTTGATACTTGATCTTCTACGTACTTAACTTCTTCTGCATCTTCAACTGTGTATATAGGTCCACCACTTAATGCCCACTGAGTTGGAAATCTATAAATGTATGGTGGACTTGTTGCATCCGGATGCCATGAGAAGTCAAAAGTCTTTTCATCGATATTATTTGGGATAGTCCAGTTATCTTTTTTAGATAATGCTACTGCTTTAAACTGTTCTTCGTACTTAACTTCAGTTGCCCCTTCTACATAATATCTTGGACCACCTGTCTTCTGCCATTGTGTGCCGAACTCATGTATCATTGCTGGTTCATTTGGATTAGGCTTCCAACTAAAATCAAACTCACTTACATCTATATCTGTTGGTATCTCCCAGTTTGTTTTATCATGTCCTAGTGTTGCAATTAAGTCGTTAACATAACTAACTTCATCTGCTCCAATAACTCTATACTCTAATGTAGGCATTTGTTCAGCAGAGTAATACTGATTACCGAATTGATAGATAAAAGGATCTGATGTATCGTCTGGATGCCATGAGAAATCAAACCCTTTGATACAATAATCATTTAATACTTTAAAATTGTTTGCATTTGCTAAACGAGTTGCTTTTAAAATTCTTGTGTCTATATATTTTACAGCACTACCTTCATGCACGCCAGGAGTTATATACTTTGGACCACCTGTCTTTTGCCATTGAGTACCAAATTGATAAATGTATGGCTCATCTTCTGCATATGGATGCCATGAAAAATCAAATGTAGATTCATCAATAACTTTAGGATCAAACTCCCAGTTACACATTTGATGATATGCTGTTGCTTGTTGTGCATCAACATACTTAACTTCTTCTGCATCATCACAACGATAGATAGGTCCACCTGACATTGCCCACTGAGTTGGGAAGTGATAGATATACGGCACAGGTTCTGTAGAATCAGGATGCCATGAGAAGTCAAATAAATCTTTGTTTATATTGTCAGGTATTTCCCATTTATCTTCTGTCGGCAATGCTATTGCATAGAATATGTTTTCGTATTTTGTTTCAGTTGCGCCGGGCACAGTATAGATTGGTCCACCTGTCTTCTGATGTTGAGTAGCAAACTCATGTATCATTGCAGGCTCGTTAGGATTAGGTTCCCAACTGAAGTCAAACGAATACTTTTGAATGTTATCTGGTACAGTCCAATTAATTGGAGAAGGCATACGCACAGTTGTTTCTGGCATAAACTGATACTCAGTTGCTCCTTCTACTTTAAACTCTATACTAACTTTATCTTCTACTTTGTTCCACTGATTGCCCCA